ACAGAAGCCAATTGGTAGTTAACACCAAGCTTTGTCTCTTGCTCTTTACGGTTGAAGTACCAAATTTCAGGTGTGAAGTGAGCTTCAGCTGCATTAGACGGCGTATTTTGGGAGGTAGAGCCGATCTTAAAAAGATATTTCTTATAAGTCCTAATGCGTACAAGCCTAAAACCAATAAGATCATCGTAGTCACGGGATAGATCTGTCATACCACCATCTACGTTCCCAATAAATAGTTTTGGTGTCGGCAACTTATTACTACCAGTGATCTCTACGCCCCCAAAGGCAATCGGAACTGGCTTGTATGTTCGCGTGTTGCCGTCCTTATTTACGTACTGAACTGTCTGCCCACCTGATTGCTCAGGGCTGACAAGGTACAACGTCGAAAACCCTGATGATTGGAAAGCAGTATCTCCATCAATAGTAAAAAGGTCAATAAGTGCGTCTTCTTTGAGTTGTTGGACATTGTTAAAGACGAGTTCTCTTTTATCCATCAGTCAGTATTGGCCTCAATGAGAGTAAATTGGAAAACTTCTAATGTTGGATTAGCCGTAGTGATGTTTGGATTGGTGGTTCCAGCAACTAAAAACTGTCTGGTGTACGAGCTATCTTTTAGACGATATCGACGTGGCAATTGACTAAAGGGTGTCAATGTAATAACAAAATAATCGCCAACAGCTACATCATCTAAGACGTTCCGCAGAATAAGTGCATCAATGGGCCCAAGTGGTCTTGTCGTAATGTTATATTCACTCATACGGGTATTCACACCGTCTGCAGAGATCTGCTCATAGCCATCACCGAAGCTAAATTTACGTACCCTGTGTGTACGTTTCTCCTGGACATTAGAGAGTAAGTCCAGGGCGAGATTAACGTCGGCCATTGTGTAATAGTCCGCCTGAGCGCCTTTCTTCCATGATGACCCGTTTTACCGCACCATCGATGGCCTTTCCTAGTTTGCCTGCTTGATCGCCTGTTGTAGACGTTTCGGCATTACCACTTTGATCAACATTGACGGTGATATTCGTATTGGTATCACCACCCATCTTGCCTTTCTTACCGAAGTCGACAGGGATTGCCTTGCCGTTTGGAAGAGGAACAACAGCTTCGTTCATTCCGCCTTCGCCAATAAGAGCTTGTGTTGGCCCAGTAACGATCCCACCTTTGGCAAGTTTTAAACCGAAATTGGGTCCAAGTGTTCCGAACTTCTCTAACCCAAACATGCCGGACTGAGCTGCGCCTCCTTGGAGGTTTCCTTGGCCTATGCCCACGTCACCAGGCATTGAGCCCCCACCAAACAAGCCTAAGAGTGACTTAAGCACCATCATCTTGATCATGTCGGCAATGATCTTGGTAGCCATCTGCATGAAACTGTCAGCAATGCCTTTGAACATGTTTCCGAGAACATCTTGTACAGATGCTGCACCAGAAAGGATGTCAGCGAAGCCTTGTGTGAAGGCTGTACTAATTGCACTACCTACACCGGAGGCAATTTCACCGAGTTGTTGGAATCGCTCTTGAAGACCCTGCATTTCTGCAAGCTTGTCTGCATTAATAAGTTCCTGTTCCTTAAACTCTTCAAAACTGGCGAGTGCTTCACCAGTTAGCTCTTTACCATTATTCTGTGCTACCCGATCTAAAAGCTCAGTTTCGATCCTTCCTTCTGCAAGAGCTCTTTGCTGCCCCTGCGTACTGTATTCGGTGCCAGCGAGCATATCAAATCTAGAAGTGACTTGCTGTTTATTGACATCCAACCTGTTTGACTTGGTTAGATCTTGTAAGTCACTAGAAACTGCAAGTTGACGTTGAATATCAAGTAAAGACAGTGAAAGCTTCTCTCGGTCATTAAGGCGCTTTATAAAGGCATCCTGGCGCTCTAAAGCACGCTTATCAAATTCCTCAAGCTCTTGCGAACCTTCGCCTAACTTTTCAATCACATCTTTTCTTGTCTCATCAGCCTCTCGCTGTGCAACTGCCCGTTGTTGTTCAATATCAGCAAGTATTTTTGCCCGATCTGGGTCATCTACTTGACGCACAAGTTTTAACTTCTCTTTAAGTAGTGTCTTTTCGTTTTGTAATTCCTCAATTCCTGGAAGCTTGAATAAGGCATCAGCAATCTTATTGAAGGAATCAGAAGTATCAGCCTGACGAACTGCCTCCTTAATACTATTGAGACGTGCTTCTAACGCTCTGGCACGGTCAAGCTGAAGATCAAGACTATCAGTATCGCCACCAAGATCGGTGTCAAATTCAGGTATTTCAATATCTTCTAAAGCTGTAGGTAAAGTCTTCTCAACAGCTTTAGGAAGCCTGAAGTCTGAACCTGGATCGGCCAAGTGCATGACTTTGTACGTCAAACCATCAGGGCCTACCACGGTGGCTGTATTACCTGCTCCTCCTTGATTACGCTGGAATTCAGTTAGATTGAACCCCTCCGCGAGGTTAAAAGGAAGACCTTGACCAGAGCCTTTAGGACCAGCTAAGTCAAAACCTGCGTGGAAAGCTTGTTTTTTAGTAACAGGATGCTTTTCTCTGAATCCTGGTCGATCTGTTGTAGTTAACTGATCTCTTACACCTTTGGCAAATATTGAACGAGCGCCTGCCTCTGATGGCGTAAAGCCAACACCCTCTACGTGGAAATGGTTACCCGTAGAGCTACCTGTAGTGCCTTCGCGAAGACCAGTTGCTCCAGAAATGCTTCCTGTTTGAGCTGCTTGTGCAGCACGCTCCGAACCATTGGCTCTAACATCCGCTTCGTTCTTAGCTTTACGAAGTAAGAATTCAGCGACTTGTTTCTGATAGTCGCCAACCTTTTTCTGCATATTTGTGATTTTTTCCTGAATTCCAAGCTTATAGTTCTCAAGATCACGGGTCATTTCTGCCATCCTGATCGTAAAGTCTGTTTCATCGCTCTGTCTTTGTGCTTCTGCAGAGGCTCTTTGTGCAATAAAGTCAGCCAAACCGCGTTTAGCAACTGCTGATGCACCTTCCTCACCCTCAAGCAACTCAATAGCACGCTGCTTCTCTATCCTGATACGGAGTTGGGCTGCCTGTAGTTCAGCTTGAGCCCGTTTTCGGTCATTATCCATACGCATTGAGAATTCTTTATTGGCAATTTCCCTATTAAGGTCTTCACGGAATTTCTTGATCTTTTTCTCCAGATCAAACCGTCGCTTACCAATTAGTTCCGCCTCGGCTTTAATATTTTTTTGGTTTTCAACAGCCTCTTTCCTACGGATTAGTGTTCTTTGCTGGCCTCTAGCCTCTTCATTTTTTTCCTCCAGACCTTTGATTTTGGCAATGATACTTTTATACGCCTCAATTGTTCCAAATGGGTTCGCAATACTAATAGGTGATGTTTCAATTTTTCGACGTAATGTGAGTTCTTCACCAAGAGTTGCTATACCCTTTGCTTTTCGCTCATTGAAATTATCAAGTTCTGCAACGAGCTCTTTAATTCCTTTTGATTCAACTTTTTTAATCCCTTCTTTAAATTCTTTAATCTTAATTTTGTTTTCATCAATTGTCTTTCCTAGACCATTAAGCTCATCATCCAGGTCGGACATTGAACGTGTAAATTCTCGTTGATCAGCAGGGTCGGCAGAATTAGCAAGTTCTATTAAACGTTCTTTAGATACCGCCAGCACCCTATTGAGCTGCTCTTGCTCACGTTTCTGTTTGCGTGTCTCTTCCATGTGATTAGAGACCGCAGTAATAACTGCACCTAAAGCAAGCTGGATACCGGCGAAGATGACATTAGTAAGAATCATCTGGCCGACCAGACTCTTCATCGTGCTCTTAAGGCCTTTGGTCACGCTGTCCATCGTGCCGAATTCCTTCCGCACTCGAGCAATCTCGCTTTGGGTGTAACCCAGTGCTGTGCCTAGCTTGTCAAGGACTCTTGCTGTTACATCTCCGCCAACAGCAAAGATACGGCCAGAAAGACTCAGGCTTGCCAGTGAAGCTGACGTAACATTGAGAGTTCCTGATGCAGCTTTAGAAGCTAATGCAATTCCCTGTAGACCAGATTTATAGTTTTGGAATGCAGCAGAACTAACAATTGCAGCGTTCCTGAAGCCCATAATGGCGACAGTTAGGATCTTGAAGTTATCGACTAAGTCAGAAACACCTACAAGCTCTGTAGCAATCCGCCATTGATTTAGTGTTTGTACAAATGGAAGACTGAGGAAATCAGCAACTAAGGAAGCAAATGAGGCAATGAAGTTGGCAGCGCCTAAGAACTTGTTGCCAAGTACAGTTACTACGTCAGCAAAAATCCTGATGGTATCAGCAATCTCTCTGATCTTGAATTTTGCAAGAGCTAGTGCAAATTTTGAGAATGCTGCTGTTGTTTCTTCGAGTGTGCTGCGAAATGTATCCCAACCTTTAGTAAAGGCTTGTGTATCCAACAGCGGTAAAGAAGCAATCCGCTGTGGTTGTGGATTCATTAAACCCGTATTTTCACGAGCATCAGTTAAGAAACTCGCAATTGGGCTACCAGCAGACCTTGCCGCCTGATTGACTTCCTCCCTAAGGTCACGGACACCCTTTATAAAACCATCTAGGACAGCTGGGACTTTGTCAGCCTCCATGCCCAAAACAGCTCTCTCAAGGAAGCTACCTTTTTGTCCTTTAGTAACATTCTGGAGTTCTATTAATGGCGCTGTGAGAGCATAAAATTGTGTCGTCAGTCCTGATACAAATTCTGTATTTCTAAATGGCTCGAAGGCAAGCTCAAATGCTCTGACAATTGTCGATGAGGTGAACTGACCTATTTCCGTTAATAATTGTTTGAAATTAAACAGCGCTTGGAATGCTTTGTTTAAACCACCTACAAGTGGGTCAAGTAATGGCTTACCAATAGATAGTCCGATCAGTTCAAACAACTCAGCGATGTTTGACGTGACACCTCTGAAGCCTTTGGCAAGAATGGCTTGGCCAGCTTCAGCCGTAGCCAGTTTGTCAAGCAGGAATTTAGTAACACCACCGGCTTGCTGTTTAGCTTCCCTAACCTGCTCGTTAGTAATCCCTAGACGGCGAGCAAGTAGTGAATCCTCAGTGATGTATCCACCAAGGATCGATCCGATTTCTTGCCTTGCTTGAAAAAGTGGAATCCCTAAAGTACCGAGCGATGCAGTAAAAGCAATCGCAAGATCTTCAGCATCTTTCAGGCTGCCATTAATCTGACCGACGTTTGTTGCAACAACCGAGAAAACATCGACAACCTGACTGGAGGTGACACCAGCAAGTTTAAGCGATCGTTCTCGAATTGAGTCAATCGCATTCGTGACAGGGCCTTGTAAGGCTTTAATCCTTTCAAATGGCTCAACAATCTTATTTCCACTCGCATCCAGAACATCGGCAGTAGTAGCCAGTGTGGTTGCAGTTGACAGGATCGTATCCTGCAACTTAATATTTTGTCCGATCGTAAAGTCAAAAAGCCCCTGGAAAGCAGCCTTGATTGGCTGGATGATAAACATCAAGCCTTGACCAGCAAAGCCTATACGGGCCAGGTTATTAATCCCGTCAGAAATACCTGCAGATATCTCCCTAAAGAAATTTTTATATAAGATTCCTTTGGCGCGTTCAGATCCCTGCTGTACACCTTGGATTACAGCATTAGAAATACTTTGCTGAAATAGTTCCGGATTAAATCTTGCAAGCAGCGTTACACCAATCGAATCAGCAATATCTACTACTTTGCCCGCACCTAAAAGCTTGAGTGTCTCGCGAAGCTCATTAAGCGAGTCTTTGATCGACTCGACCCTCTTATTGAGGTAAATGAATTCAGAGGCTAGCTTGGTTGCATCAAAGCTTCCCCCTGTATTTTTAAGCGCAGAATTTGTAGTTAATAAGCTTTTATTTAACTCATTAGTTGCTTGACTAACCTTTCCAATATTTACAACAGCCTGCTGCGTTTCAGCGCCGATAACAATCGAACGCGCTTTAGTTGACTTATTAGCAACTACATCAACTTGGCGAAGTGCTTCAGTGGCTCGCTTAGTCTCAGCAGAGATGAATAGAGATAGATCACCTATACGAGCCACACTATACCTATTGCTTTACATATTTTATCTGACATTAAAAGGAGATCACAGAGTTCAGTGAAGCAATTACATGAATAGGAAGTTTGCCACGTTTTATAAGTGCTTGAATGACATTCGTAGTAGCGTCATTCTTCTGTAATGCTTTCTCATCCAATGGGAATGGAAGCAAGTCATCTATAGGTAAGGGCTTGGCATTTTTTGAGCCCGCAAAACCGTTTGCTACTGAGACGACAATAGAAGCTAAACGTGCTGTACTTAACGATGCATAGTTAGTCTCGCGTTTAATAACTTCCATGTGAAGCCTAACTAGCTCAAACAACATGCCGAGAGGCGCACGAAGAAACTCTGTCTTAGAGAAGTCTTGTGCGTATGGCGTATGGATCAGCTCATTGTATAGATTCAAGATATCGATGCGATCTGAGCTTAAGTACTTTCTATAGCGCTCAAGCTCTTCATCGATACCTTCTACTCGTTTCCCTCAACAGTCTCCTCTTCCTCTTCCTCTTCCTCTTCTTTTTCAGGCCAACCGTTGCGTTCCCAACCAATAAACTCAAAAATCTCTTCAAGAATTATAGAGGGCATTTCACGAGTGTCCTCAATACTCCAATCTGACAAAAGAACCCATTTATTGCGCTCTTTAGCTTCAGCGCGATAACGCATAAACAGCGTTACCATCTGGATCTTCTGTTCTGCTACATTGCTTGACTCAGTTTGGATTGCACTGAGCTCTTCGATGTATTCATAGACATGCTCATCGCTTTCGGCTGCATCAGAGCTGCCGAGTAGATTCAGAGCTTCTTTTACCGAAATATTCTTTTTACTTGCCAGACTTTTCGCAATTTTCAACAAACCATACGTGTTCGTGGCTTGCTTACGAGCTACTTCCTCAACACCCTCCGCTTCGCCTGCCACCAAATCCTTGTAGATGGGGAAGCGAAATGGTTCGATTGTGTAATAGACTTTTTCGTTGAAATAGAGTTTTGAATACTTACTCATTAATCTATAAAGAAAGATGTGTCAACGGCGACCATTTCCGTTGGTTGATTTTCTGCATTAGGCGGTAAGGTCACAGTTAATTTACCACCTTCTTCAGATACAAGTGTCATAGGCGAAGACGACGAAGGGGCGATAAACACCGCCCCAACCTCTAATAAATCATGCCTTTCACGGCAAGAAATAAAATATGAACGCTTGTCTTCAGAGACCAGCAATTCATACATAATCAATAAACAGACAGTGCTGAAGAAGAATTATCGAATGTTCCTGCCCAGATTTCGCCTCTGGATTGGATTGTCCACGAGTACTCAATCAGACCGTCAGATGGTGCAGCCTCAGACACGTTGGTAACGGATCCCTGGAAAGCACGAGTGTGATAGATGTAGTTCGAGCTGGTGTCCAAACCTAAGAAGGTGAACATCTCAACCCACAGCTCTACGTCAGGGTCGGATTCTGCGTTAAGTACAAGCTGCAGACCTGGATCGATGTCAGCTTGTGGTACGCCAGTGGCATCGAGACTGTTGATGAAGAAAGCAGAACATGCCAGTTCACCTGCTTGGGTTACACCCACAGAGTCCCGCCAGCCGTTATCTCCCAACAAGAAGAATTCCTGGGAGTTCGGTGCAGGTGTGAATTCAGCTCGGGTTGCACCTTTTAGGGGGTAATAGGTGAGACTTGATGGAAGGGTGATTGCTCCGCTTGTGACGGTGCAAGATTGACGGGTGCCACCGGGGTTAGCGACGCGGACGATGCGGTCCCGCCCCTTCGCAAAAGCACCACCTGGAAGATTAGCCATTAGCTCTTCTCTGGTTGAATTGAATAATCGGGGATAAACACTTTCAGGGTTTCAAAGGAGATATCAGTTTGTGCAACATGCACTGGATCCTGAATATCAGGGAACCACTGAAAGAGAAGCGCACGCACCTCGGCTAAAGTTTGAGCCGTGTCATAACTGGTGAGATATATCGGCCAACGAGTTGACAGAATCACTTGTTGGGACAAGGTGGGCTGGTTCGCCATCTCAGGGACTTCATCAATGACACATTCGATGCCACTAATTGTCCAATCCTTGGGAACTTGCTGCTGACCCCGAACCCAAAGGCTGGGGCAGGTGGATCCATCAGGAAGGTTATAAGTTCCTAATTTGGAGCCAATTGCTGAATTAACTAACTGGCGTATTTGAGATACATCAGCCATTTAACTCTCTCCTTAGTATACTCTCAAAGAAACTCTTAGCGTTAACATTTTCCAACGCAGTTTGTGTCCATGGCCTAGCTGGCCATTCGCCTCCACCTTTAAGTTTTGCTCCTTCATGCACCTGTGTTGCATATTCAACAGGCCAACTAACTTCAAACTGAGTAGCTGATACTTGGCGAACTGTTTGACTGGCGCGTAAACGACCTGTGTCAACGATATCTCTCATTTGTCCATCTACCCACTCCCATTTTGAAGAAGATATCTCTGATGTGTATTCAGCGGACATTCTATTAGTAAGCGCTTGTGTCGCTTTAGCAACCGCTTTTTCAATAATTGCAGTGTCTATCCTTTTAGGCAATGCCATGCTTAACCTCCCTTACCACTTTGCTCAAAAACACCCATAAACTCCTGATGAAGAGTATTACGAGCGAATGTCAGCGTATTGCTTCCTAAGTCTGTAAGGCGGATTGTTCCACTAATACCATTCACGGTACAAGCAGCGGTGCTTCCTACCTTTACCTTGGTGCTGAATTGAGTTGGTGAAAGTAAACGACCCTTACAGGTCATATCGTTTTCATCAATACCAGGCTTTTGGTCAGACTTATTAGGCTGCAGTTGAATATTGGCTACATAGCTTTCAGTCGTATTGACTGGAACACGATTGCCTGTCTTAGAGTCCACAGCAAAAGCGTTGTAGACCTGAAAAGACAGGGCTGCGTTGTCGAAGGGTGCGAATGCTCCCATCAGAATACAAAGCCAGTAGTGGACGAAAGCCCTTGTTGCATTAGCTGATAGACATAGCCATAGTTGGTCGCCATAAAACCGTCCCCAGTAGAAGGTCCACTAGAAACGGCTCCAATTTGCTGACCAATAGCTTGTGTGCGTAAGGCAAGCATGTGAGCAGTCAAGTAATTGACAGCGTCGTCATGCTTAGTGCCCCATACATCGGCATCGCATTGTCGAAGAGCTTCAGCGATGGTCGCCGTCACCACAGCCGTCTCCAAATTTCCAAATTCAGGGAAACGGGCAACGAGTGTGGCAGCGGTAACCGTCATCAGCCTTCGCCTTCAGTAATAGCCTTAACGCGCTTAGCAATAGCGTTCTTGATACGAACGCGGTTCTCGGCAAAGTCCCACTCTTTGAGTAGGTCAAGGTCGAAAGTGCCGTTGATGGCATCAAGTGCATCCCTTACAGGCATGACTTCGAGTCCTCCCGTAGCCACGCTTGCAGGCATAGAACAGACCTCTACATCCTCCTGTACTTTGATTGCACCAAGAGATAGAAGCTCGCCTACAAGAGGCATGTCCTTGATCTTGTCCCAGTCAGCAGGGCTAACGTCGCGGTTAACACCAGATTTGAGCTGGATGCGCTCAGTGCCACCAGCCTTGGCTCCAATAATGGAGAAACCAAGGACAACTTCCTTATCCCGTGGGGGATTTTCCAGTTGAGGGGTGTAGGTAATAATCATGTTCAGGTTAAATGTGGTTTATCAGGCCTTTTCGACGTAGAGAACGCTCTTGGGGTAGTACAAGGCGACTCCGCCAATGCGGGCGTGCGCGGCTACACTAAATTCCAAGTTCTGGCGAACTGGGGGAAGGAATTCGAGAGTCCGTGGGATGTGCAATTGGACCTTCTCAGGTGAGCGGTCGTAGCAGATGATCCGGTCCTTCGTCAGTGAAGACTTAGCAGCTTCCAACTCATTGATCGGCTCGATAGAGCGGATATAAGGGTTGGTACGAAGGAAGAACTCCATGACAGTTGTATCAGAAGTCGTACTACGTGGAGTAGTCGAAATAATCCGATAAACGTCGTAAGGAACCAACATTGTGTTGGGTGATTCCTTCATGTTGGAACCTTGAACAATGCTCGTGGGAGCTTCATTCAGGATCTCAAGCATTTCCTCGGTAGTGATAGTCGCGTCGTCGAACCACTTGTTCGGGACCGTCTTATCTACGTTGGCGTTGTTCATGAAGCCGTCCATGGAAACTCCGGCATCACCGAAGTAAGCCACAGATTGGACTTTCTCTTCATATGCACGACGAACGGCATTTGCACGTCGTTGCTCAAGATTCATACCAGGCACCATTGCGGCAGCCCGTGTTTCTTGGATGCTGTAAGCAAAACTCGCCCCAAGGCTACGAACCTGATGGGTGACTTCCTTACGCAGGACGTCTGCACGAGGCAGATCTGAAGCTTTGTCCTGGATAAGCTTCATCGATCCTTGAGTATCAAAGATGCGATATGTGAAACTGTCAGCGCCCTGTCCCACCTCGGTTGAAATGGGGAGTACTGAGGAATATTTGATATCGGCATACTGAACTTCGAAAGTTCGTGCCAACACCTGTTCTAGTTCGCGGGCCAAAAATAGGCCCACATCGTCGTTACGAATGTCAGACATTTGGTTTAGTTCCTATCAAGTGTCGGCGGTTACGGTGAGAGTCGGAATATCGATCTCAAGCAACGCAATGGAGCCAGCGGAGGCTGCACTCAGCCAACGAGCGCCTGCGGTTACTGCGAAAGTTTTTCCTGCTTCTGCATCCTTAGCGAACCGGCCCTTGTACCCCTTGTTGGAAGCGGCGGTAGCGGAATCGGTGTGATACAAACGGACGGTATCGCCAAGTGCGACAGCGTCGGTAGTAAACACAAAGATGACGCCTTTAGAAAGGACGTTCACCATCTGCTTGTCGGGATAGCCAACACGGCCATCAGCAGTTTTGTTGGATGGGGTCTGGCTGTAAGTGCCTGCAGCGTTCTC